AGCTTTTCATCCATAAAATGAGTGCTAATTCTATTAGTATGACGGATGCAAATGTCGGTGTCAAAATTGAACCTTTGGGTTTGATTGGAAAGGCTGATGTTAGTGAGGAAGCCATTCGGCTGTTTGAGAGAGTCTTGGACAGCTGGGCTTCCAGGAAAACGTCAGAGGGTAGTGCAGCCACCAGTTGGTTTGGGGGAGGATTCCCCCCTATTCAGTTGTTGTGGCGAAAAATTAAATCTTTGATCGGAACAAAGAAGAGGTTTGCAATGGTGGCATTGTCGGCTTATTTGTTGTGGTTTGTTAAGAACCATAGGAAGTCGATATGGTCCATCATTAGAAGGTTAATGGACTTTGTTGTTCCGGGGTTTAAGTCTATACGTTCGTATGTGACTGGCAAGGTGGAGGTAATTCAACCTTCTACTCAATTGGAAACGCGTGAAAGCGTGTTGGAATCCATTAGAGAAGGAAGTTTATTGACACCTATGTCCATGCCAAAAGTACAGGTCTTGGTTGGTCAGATGAAGAATGGTGAGTTTTGTGTTCACGGCTGTGGTGTCAGAATGGAGTTATTTCTTGTCATGCCTGATCATGTATGGAGTTACTCGCAATTGGAATCAGAGACAAAGAGGGTCTGGTTGCTGGGTCCTAGGAAAGGTAAGCCTATGGAGGTCACGTTTAAGGAAATTGAGATTATTGATACTGACTTGGTTTATACCAAGCTTAGTCCCGATGAATGGTCTATGTTGGCCGTTGGAGTCTCGACTCTTTATCATGAGGTTCAGTTTGCCGGTTCTTATGCAGCGATTGTTGGCCCGATGGGTCTTGGATCAACAGGGTTACTTCGACATGATTCAACAGTTTTTGGCAGAGTTGTTTATGATGGCAGTACAACCGGGGGATTTTCCGGCGCGGCTTATGTTGTCGCTGGACGATTGGCAGGAGTTCATCAGCGTGGTGGGCCTGTGAATGGAGGTTATTCAGCCAGTTATATATGGGTGACGTTATGTGCTATGGAGAAATTAAAACAGGAAGCAACGGAGGATTGGTTGCGGAATTCTTTTAAGAATAAAAAGCGTGTTAGGGTGGACCAGTCTTGGAAAGATCTAGATACAGTAAGAGTTCAGGTTGATGGACAATATGCTATCATCGATAAAGATTCTATGCGTAAGACTTTTGGAAAGAATTGGAATGAAGAGCTTAGTAGCTTTAAAGTTCCAAAATCTTTGGGTTATGCAGACGCAGAAGAGTTTGAGTCGGGGGAAGTGAAAAGTTCAAAGGGGCCTGGGGCTTTGAACGTCTTGGATCGTACCCAGGAGGAGGTTTCTTCGCCCGTGCACGTGTTAACAGCAGGGTTCAAGCAATTATCAGATCAGGAGCAACGCGAAGTTATAGGTCAGTTGTCGGATTTGAGAAAGACTATCAATACCCGCCGGTTGGGGCGGATATCGAAAAGAGCTTTATCCTCCATAGTAGAAGATACTTCAGAAGGACAGCAAATTTAGATAAACCCGGAAATTTGGACCGTGTCTTAAACATCATGGAAGAGGCTTATCGCCCTGTAGTCTGGAGATTGCCTGATGACTTTATGAGTTACGAGAGATTTTTGATAGCTGTTTCAAGATTGGACATGTCGAGTTCTCCTGGTTATCCTTATGTTAAAGAGCACTCCACAAATCGACAGGTCATGGAGTATGATGGGTTTAAATGCTCAGATTACGCCCTGGCCAGGATGTGGACTGCGCTTAATGCGTATTTGGATGGCCAGACAGAATTGTATTTGTCTTGTTTTATTAAGAGTGAACCGCATAAGATGGCAAAGGTTGAGGAAGGCAGATGGCGGCTGATAATGGCGTCGCCTTTGCATGTTCAGATTTGCTGGAATATGTTGTTTATGTATCAAAATGATCTCGAAATTAGTAAATGTTATGAAATCCCCAGTCAGCAGGGAATAGTTTTACCTGGTGGTGGTTGGAAAGTTTATTTGAAACAGTGGAAATCACGAGGTTATGACACGGGACTGGATAAGTCAGCATGGGACTGGACCGCACCGAACTGGTTAATCGATTTGGATTTGGATTTTCGACGCAGAATGGGTAGAGGGAGTCGTATGGACGACTGGTGGAAAATAGCCAGAAAATTGTATGATGATATGTTTGTTTCTCCACTCATATTGTTATCATCTGGAGCTCTGTATAAACAGATAGTCCCTGGAGTAATGAAATCTGGCTGCGTCAATACAATATCAACTAACTCGCATATGCAGGTTATGGTACATATATTGGCTTGTTGGGAACAAGGAGTCGATTATGAGCCTTTACCTGTTTGTTGTGGTGATGATACTTTACAGCGAAAGGCGCAAGCCGTTGATGTAGGGGCTTATGAGAAATTCGGCGCTATAGTCAAGAGCGCGTCCGAAGATATGGAATTTGTGGGGCATGACATAACTGATGCCGGACCAGTACCTTTGTACTTGGGAAAGCATGTGGTTAAGGCTATGCATGTTCCTGAAGCGTATTTGGATGATTATCTTGATAGTATGTGCAGAATGTATTGTAAGTCTCCCGTTTATGAATTTTGGGATGATCTAGCTTTTGATTGCGGAGTTGCTGTGTACTCGCAAGAGTATTACAGGAGGTGGTATGATTATGAGGAGTAGACTCAGACTGTCGTTCATAATGGTTATTTGTAAGTGTAGGTAATGAGTGGTACTTCCGGTTTGAC